GGCAAATATAGCAGAGTGGTTGCAAATGATATCAACGGCATGATCCCGCATGCGTTTGAAACTGCCATAACCGGGGGTTTTAGGAATGAAGACCGCTGGATATCCCGTGAAGAGTTTAGACGCCTGTATCTGTCAGATCCTTACGTTGCCATCTGTTTCAGTTTCGGGAATAATCTGCATGAATATTGCTATGCCCGTGAGCTGGAGCCATATAAGCGCGCGCTGCATTACGCTATCTTTTGGAAAGATATAGCGCCCTGGGCTGAACTCTGCCCGGAAACAGCAGACGCCCTCGGCGCCGCTATGCAGGCAGAAGACAACAGACATAAGAGACGCATTAAAGCGGGGCGCGTGATAGTATCAGCTCTAAAACAGGGTTTATCAGACGGAACTATTAGCGCCGCTGTTCTTGATAAACCTATTTACAGAAAAATCCGAAAATCCGAAAAGAAAAAACGTCCGGATTAAGGATTAAACAAGCTGAAAGCGTTGAACGCCTGAAAAGTCTTGAAACGCTGGAAAATTATGAAAGATTGCAACGAAGATTGCAGCGTTTGGAAAGCCTGGAAAGATTTGAACGCCTGAAAAGTCTTAAAACTTTACAGACTGATGAATCACTTTGCAGATTGCAAAGCCTGGAACGTTTGGACGGGATAACCGATGTGAATGTGCCCCCTGTCCTGACTGTAACCACAAGGGATTACAGGGAAATGGAATTTAGCGCCCCGGGGATTATTTACTGTGATCCGCCGTACAAGAACACAGGACAATATCATACCTGTGGGCACGTTCGATTTTGAAGCTTTTTATTCATGGTGTGAACATCAGGCTAACCCGGTTTATATATCCGAGTACACTATGCCGGAGGATCGTTTTGTTCCTGTCGCAGCGTTTACCGTAACCAGGAAAATGAATGCCCGAAAATCAAGCATTTGTCATGAGAAAATCTGGAGGCCGAGGACACAACTATGATTATCGAAAAGAGAGACTACTACAACCACGGCGCCATCGAGGCGATTGACGCCATCGAGAGCGCATGCACAGGCCTCACGGGCTACGAGGGCTTCCTGACCGGAAACTGCCTCAAGTATCTTTTTCGCTGGCGGTGGAAGGGCACAGCGCTCGCTGATTTGAAGAAAGCGAGATACTACCTCGACCGCCTCATCGCGGAGCAGGAGAAGGCTCTCGGCATCGAGCACGCAGAAAGTATGCCGGAGCACTTCACCCAGGACAGAGAGGCACTGGCGGAGGACACGAAGTGACTGAGTTCTGCCCGTTGCCTCTGGACACCGTGACCAAGCGCCGCTTCTGGGAGTCTCTCGACAACCGGAGCCGGAGCCTCCTGAGCGACAAGCCTGACGTGCTTAAGGCGATTTTCGACACCGTTCGTGTCCATGAGCGGTATCGCGCCGACAGTTGGGAGCGGCAGTGGAAACGCCGGGAATGGAGAAGAGTGTGAATGAGTGATGTAACAAGAGGCAGGAAGAAACTCGTAGCCAAAAGTTTTTGCAGGTACGGCTCAGGAGTTATCA